CAGAGCGAGGATACAGTCACCATTATTCATCTGATAGCACAGGGTACTGTCGATGAGAAAATAATGAAAGCATTATCCATGAAGGATACAACGCAGGCAGCACTCATTGATGCTGTCAAAGCAGAAATATAGAAAATCATAGTCAATCAGAAGTCAATCCGAGGGAATAAAAAATTTATTTCGGAGGTGCGAACCTATGAGTCCATATGAAGCATTGGGAAATGCAGTGGTACTGCAGGCAGTTAAAGATTACAGGGATGCTGTAAAAACGCTATCTCATGGGAAAAAGAATACAATAGCAGAATCTACGAAAAATGAATGTGAGAGATTTTTTAAGTCCCCATATTTCAATGTATTCACGGAACTTGATGGGAAAGCACTCCTTTCACAGTTGGAAAAGGAGGCAGCAGAATGACTGTAAAAGAATATTTGGGACAGGCTTACCTGTTGGATAACAGAATCAATTCAGATACAAAAGAACTGGAGGAACTTCGGATCATGTCACAGACGATTTCCAGTCCGGGATTTGAGGAGCATTATAATGCGAGCAAAAATACAGATGCCCCTTATATCAGAACATTGGAGAAAATCTTTGATATGGAATCCAAGATTTTAGAGGAGATGAATCTGCTGATGGCATTAAAACAGCAGATACGGGATGTGATAAGCAAGGTTGAAAAGCCGGAGCATCAGATGATACTTAGGTGCAGATACATTCACAATATGTCATGGCCAAAGATAGGAGATGAATTGTCTGCCGATACAGTTACTGTACAGCGTTGGCATAATAAAGCTATTGCAAAGATTGAACTGCCGGATGATGCAATTAATTTGAAAAAATAAAAAGTTGCAATGGTTTGCAATGGTTTGCAATGGTCGGGTTTGTGATATTGTATAATCAGCAAATAAGATAAAGATGCTGACAGGCTTAAGCCTTCATTGTGGGTAGTACCACAGTGAGGGCTTTTCTTATGCCTAAATATGAGGAGGTGCAGTGATGCCAAGGAAAGCAAAGCACCCGTGCCACCATCCCGGCTGTCCTAAGCTGACGGAAGGAAGGTTCTGCGAGGAACACCAAAGGGAAGAGAACAAGCGTTACGAGAAGTACGGTCGTGACCCTGCTACAAGGAAACGATACGGACGTGCGTGGAAACGCATCCGTGACAGCTATGTTAAGACACACCCGTTCTGTGAGTTGTGTTACGAGAAGGGAGTGCTTGTTCCTGTTGAAGAGGTTCACCACAAGATTCCTTTGTCTGAAGGTGGAACACATGACAGATCCAACCTTATCTCTTTGTGCAAGTCGTGCCACGCACGGATTCATGCAGAGAGAGGTGACAGATGGCACGGAAGAAAGAGTGATTCGTATGAATGATGGTCGTGCCAGTCAAA